CTATCTAATGTAGTAGCCTGACCTACATAAAACCTTCCTTTTAGGTTATCTGTAATCCATTTAACTATTGTTTCTTCTAAGTTATATAATCTCATAACTACATTTATATGTTCGAAATGAGGTGGCAAAATCCTAACCTGTCTTACTTCAAAGAAGTTTAATGGATTAGGATCTTTTAGTTTAGGCAACGTCATAGTGTGCAGTTACTCCAAACGGTGCTTGCAGATTTTTATCATGATGACTGTGTATAATAAAAACAGTTTCGCAATAGTTTTCATCACCCCAGCTACCAAACGGATAACCATCTGTAAACATAATAAACTTTTTAGGTTCAATACCGTTTTCTTTCATATAGTTCCAGTTAGCATCGAAGTCTGTGCCGCCGCCACCATAGATATCGTAATCTAATAGATCATCTCCGCCATCTGCGTTAAAGTCTTGTTCGTTATATACATTAGTGTCAAAGCACCACAACTTAATGCTATAATCTTTATATTCTTCCATGATGCCTTTGATTTCACCTAAGAAATCTTTTGCTTGTGCATCTCCAATCGAACCGCTCATGTCAAGACCAATAGCAACATCAATAGTGTCCTGGAAGTTCATACCTGGAAGAATAGCACCACTGTGCCAGCCTTTGCGGTTAGGGCGACTAAATGTAAAATCGTGTTTAATAGTACTTTGGATTTGCTGACGCAATAGTTCACGCCAGTTCATTTTAGGTTCAGTAAGTTCTTTGATCATACGCTGGATTTCACCAGGTGTGTTTCCAGCACCAGCGGCTTGTGCTGCCTGCATCATGCTTTCTTTGATCTCATCACGGATTTTTTTCATTTCCTCTTTTGAGTACTTTGGACGACCCTTGCCTTCTTTTCCTTCTTGATCGCCTTCATCACCGTTGCCGTCACCCTCCATATCAAGGTGTTCGTCTAGCAGTTCGCCTAGTTCTTCTAAAAACTCTTTACCGCGTTTTTCTGCTTCTTCAAAAAGTTTATCATATATTTCTTCTGATGTATCAGCTTCGTATTGGAAATCTTGATAACAGTCAACAAGTGACGGTTTTTTACCTATACGTTCACGAACAAGCAAGTTGTTTACTTTGTAGTCTGCCGCAATGTTGTAAAGCATAGGATTACGATCTTCGCGTCGACCTAAGTGATCAAAAACACAGTGTAGGATTTCGTGTGCAATAACAAACTCAATCTCTTTATTATCCATTGCATTAAAAAACTGTGTATTAAAATACAAGTTCCGGCCGTCTACAGCGGCAGTAGGCAACCAATCATCTGCTGCCTGGATACGCAATCGAGTTGCCATATTACCAAAGAAAGGATGTCGTAGTAACAAACCTACTCGTGCAACAACAATACGATCGAGTACTTCGACACGCATTTCTTCTAGTGCTTCTGGAGTAATATCTGGATCTGGTGTCCAATGTTTTGTGCCTGCTACGCTCATTATGCCATGTCCTTCTTTAGTTGCTATACTAGTAGTATATAACTATTTACAGTAAAAGTCAAGTAAAATGGAGAGATTTTGGTGAGATCTCTCCGAAACTCATAGTATTATGCCTGTTGTGCGGCATTAATATACTTGCCAAATCGTTCATGGAACTCATCGAAACATTCGATTTCGTCCGGATCAATAGGCAAGTTATATTGGGTAAGAGCAAGTTTAATACCCATAACAACTAACTCTGTTTCAAAGTTATCCATTGCAAAGCGCAGGAAGTTGTTAACTTTTGAGTCAAACTTTTTATCGCCCTTATCAGATGCTTCCTTCAACTCGTAGCAGAGTGAAACCGTTAAGGAATACATGGCACTGATTTCTTTCGTTTTCAGCTCTTTCACCTTACCATCTAAGACATCAGTTGGGTTAGGCATCTGTGCGGCAACCTTGCGGTGTGCCATAAACTTGACTGCAAGACCTTCTCCTACTGAACCTGAAACAAGATCAGTAAGGGTATTTTCGTCAAGTTCATCATCTAGCAGTTCACTTACAAACGACCACGAACGAGGTGTTGCAAAAGAACGGCTTGGTGATTTCGGATCAAAGTCGTATAAGTCCTTTTTACTAAAGTTAAGGAAACCTACAACGTCTTTGTGAACACTGTGATTAACTGCCCACTGGAACCAGTCATCAAATGACACTGCCATTTCCAAGTGAACAAAACGGTTTGCCAACGGAGCAGGCATACGATACGTAACACCTTTGTCTGCTTCGCGGTTACCTGCCGCAACAATCATTACGTTGTCTGGCAGTTTGTATTGTCCTACACGACGATTAAGAATCAGCTGGTATGCTGCCGCTTGTACCGCAGGAGCCGCTGAGTTCATTTCGTCAAAGAATACAACAATGTTGTCGTACTGTGACGCAAACTCTTCTGTTGGAAGTTCTGCTGGCGGAGCCCAAACCATTTTATTATCGTTAGCGGCATAGTACGGAATGCCTTTGATATCTGTTGGCTCCCAAAGTGACAAGCGAATGTCGATGAGATGTGAGTTAGGCAGACTATCTGTAATCTGTGCTACAATGTCTGACTTGCCAATACCTGGAGGTCCCCAAAGAAAGATTGGACGCTTCTTAGTAATAGCGTGTTTGATTGATGCTTTTGCCCCATTTGGAGAAACTTGACGTAGTGCTACATTTTCCATTTTGTATTCCTCTTTGTTGCTTGTAAGTAAGTCAGTGCCTTATTTCTTACTATACATATAGTATAGCATCAGCAGGAATAAAGTCAAGCACTTTTTTGCCAAAAGTTAATCTTTTTCTTGTCGTTTCATTGCTTTGGTTAAGCCGTACTTTCGGATATCTCCTGAGAAAAGATGCAGTTCGAGAGCTTTCTTTTCGTCAGTTACAGTAATACCCTTACGGCCCATATAATATGGACAAGTTATAAACTTGTCTAAAAAAATAACTACTTGAGTTGTAAGTTCAAAATCATGGGGATAAGGAACATCGTAAGTTTGAAGTTCTAACTCCTCCATAATAAATCTAAGACCCTCGTCTGTTAATCTAAGTCCGCCCTCAGATTTGGTTCTTGTATTCTGCCACCATTGTGGTATATATTCTTTCAAAGAAACATCATTAACCGATTTACCGGCCTGTTTTAAAAATATTTTTGTGTATGTTTCTTTCCAGTTCATTTAATCAAGAGATACTGTGTTGCCTTCTGTGAGCATAACAACTTCAAAGTCTTCACAGTTAAACATTTCGTTTAGTTTCTTTGCTAGATTTATTGCATGTCCTGGATTAGAAAATGAAACCTTTTTATACTTAGGACCAGGGTAACTGGTAAGCATATTTGCTGATTTCAAGTTGAAAGGTTCGCCTTTGTAGAATACAGCCCAAATCGCCTCAGCTCTTAAGACCTGTTCAGATTTATAGGTCTTTTTATCTACATGTTCCAATAGAACTGTTGGTTTAGGTCTGCTCATATACGTAATCCTTTATAAGTTAACTACGTATATATTTATCTTTTTTTAGTTATCTGCGTATATTATTTCCAACCAGAACCGCCGTCCATTGTAACTTGAATAACTTCATCTTCTCTAGATGCTTGCTTAACAAGAAGTTCTTCTAGGTTTCCATTTAATCGGGTCATTACTTCGCCGATAGTAAATGCTAGTCTTTTAGCAGTTTGTATATCTATCTTTACTTCTCTTTGATTACTAGCATCAGCACCTTTTACTTGCTGTAAAAACTGCTGTATAGGTGCTGTATTAATAGGTTCATTTGTTGGCACGACTTAACTCCTGACGCATTTCTATATCTGTTTTAAACGGTCCTTTTGTTTCATATCGTTCAACTGTGATTAGTTTAGGGCAAAATGATTTGACCCAGCCCTTATCAAAACGTATAATATAATAACCTGCGCAATATAAACTTTTGGATTTATCACTCTTAGTAAATAGAGGAAGTCTACGCTTTACATCATACATTGCATTATAAGGAGTACAACTAGTAGGAAAGTTATTTACTTCTTTAACTTCTTCTTTTTCGACTACTTCTAGTTTAGTCCAAGTTAAATCATTTCCTAAACGTTTTTTAAGTTGTCTTTCTGTACAAAAATGTGTACCTGTACTATCACTTAAAATGTAACGATCATCTGAAAGCGATAGTGTACCTATTCTTGTTCCTTCGTTTTCTACGATCCAGAACTTATTTTTTAAAACTTCTTTTGCTTTAATCATTCGGATACCTCGCTTGTAATGGTTGTGAGTAAGTTGCAGCCTGATCGGCAATACGTTGCATATCCCATTTAGCACAAAACTTCATGAGACGCATACCTACTTGTGTAATATCTTTAGGCTGTACAGACTGTATTTCGTTATTTATAATATTCCGTATTTCGTCTGGTTGTGCAGTTAAGTCACACAGTGTTACGTTACGGTTGTAATCATCTAGTACACGATGTTCTTCGCCGTTATGGTCTACCCAACGCTGTAACATCATGTTATTCCAGTTATAGCCTTTTGTGTCTTTATCTTCAAATGCTTCTATAAGACCTACTTTATTCTTAGTGCCTTTCTTACGAACACCTGGATAAGCAGAGAACACGTTATCACTAGTGTCGCCACGCATACATTTTTCAAACAACATAAACGCAGGATCAGGGGCGCCTTTAGGCTCCTTAGTTTTCTTATCTATAACAGGCTTGCCCTTGTCGTCAAAGTAACCTTCGTGTGTAATAGTAGTATTGCTAACACCGTTATACTGTTTTACGTTAGGTGCAATAAGTTGTGCAAAGTCACCATCAGTTGAAATAATAACATGATTGTCATTAGGGTGATTTTGTATCCAGCCTGCAATCAAATCATCTGCTTCAAGTTGTGGGTGTTGTAGTACAGTGCAGTTAGTTTTTGTACTTACAAAGTCTTTAAACTCGTCAAAGATTTCCCAGAATACTTTATCTTCTTCTGCTTGTGTAGGAGTCATTGCATCGCGAGTTTCTTGTCTATTACGCTTGTAAGGCTCGTAATAATCTTTGCGCCAACTGCGACCTTCTAAACAAAAAACAATATGGTCTGCGCTAAAGTCAGTCCATGCTTTCTTAACACCGTTAAGAGTAATATGTAATGCCATACCTACCTTAGTATCTAAGTCGCCACGTACAACATGACGAGCTCTAAAGAAAGTATTTGCTGTATCAACTAGTACATAAGTTGCCATTTATTTCTTCTTCCACATAACGTTTTAACTCGTGGTCACCAATATTGTCAGGTATCTCATTCTTATAAAACAATCGATAACTGTCACTACCGTATTTTCCTATTCCATATAACATAGTAGCATCATTTCCGTCCCATGTCAAGTAATCTTCGCTCATTTTGCGTAAGCGTTTTTCACGTACATTTACCATTCCTAGTGGTTGAATAATGCGTTTTATTGTATCTGGAGTGGTGTTTAGTAAGTGTATAGGAGTAGGACAAATACCAAATAACAACGGAAGTACACGTTTTACTTGTTTACGGTTTGTTTGATTTAAACAAATAACACCTACCATATGTTGCCACACACTAGACACTTGCTGTTGTACCATTAAATCATCACGCATCATGATACTTGTGACCTACCTTTATCTATTGGAACAACGTTAATATATCCCATTTCTCTTTGTGTATCTAGCCCTTCTTCTTCAAGCATTTGAATAACAATAGTTCTAAACCAAGCATCTACGATCTGTTCGTTAGTTTCTCCTGAATAACCAGCATCAAGTAGTTGTTCAATAAACTCGTTATTCCAATCAAGTTCAAAAAAGCCGTTACGAATGTTATCAGGATTAACCTGTGTGTCTAGTACAGCTACCCAAGGTTTACCTGCTTTAGTAGCAGCCGCTTTTTCTGCTTCAAGAGACTCTCGACGAATCTCTTCTGAAGTCTTTTCCTTCACAGGCTCATCAATTTTCTTTTTGATTCCTGCATCTCTTACAAGTTTACTCCACCAACCCATTATGAATCCTCCTTCATATATTGCACATGTTGTGTAATTTGAGTTATTTCTAAATATTTAGGATCGGTATAACTACTAGCACCTTTTACATCTACTCTAGCATATACATCATGCTTTTGTAGCGCCGCCCATGTTTTATTGAGCGCCACCACATCTTTATTAAATTGCTTTACAAGTTCTGTAACCTTAGGATCTTTCACAATTGCTTCCTTACTGTTTCGTATTGTTCTTCTGTAATTTGTTTGCCTTGAAGAATTTTGTAATCTTCCTCACTAAGTCCCCCAGGCATTCCCGAATAGTGATATGTGTAATCTTGGTGTGAATCGCCACCCTTGTTCCATACATAGTTTCGCAACTTCTTGAACGGTGAGATTATAACCTTCACTACGTCCTCCAAGCGGCATAAGATATACTGGACACTCAATGCCGACAGAACGATATGCTTCAACAGCACGACAAACTTCGTCGACGTCTGCACTATCAGCAACAACAAATTTAAGATAAACGCTCCCATTCCCAACATCGTAGTAATCTTTAACAACACTAGGCTTGATAGCGTCTTCCCAAGATTCTCCACTAACGGAGAGTTTAGGCGAACAAGAAAATGTCCACTCAATGTCTGTGCGTTTTCTGATATAGTCTCTAAAATCGTCGTGTAAGAATTGCGTAGAGTTTGTTTCAAATGTAACATTTTTTAAATCCTTCATCTTAGGATGTTCAAAAAGCTCAACATACAACCGTTGCCAAGCCAGTAGCGGTTCACCGCCTGTAAGAATAAAATGAACGTCCTGACCATTTGCCATAGTCCATTTACCTTCTGGAAGTAAGCTGATTAGATAATCAACCACTTCATCAATTTCTTGAAGTTTGTTAAAGTCTTTAAACTCGGGATAGATACTTGCATATGTGTCACAACCTGTGTGAATGATAGGTAAGTCTTCGAACCGTTCTGTAGTCTTATGTACATCTGCATCAATAAGTGCTTTAACTTCAGGATTGTAACGGTTGCCTTCTGCATGTTGTGTCCAGCGATCTTTATCTTTAGGCAATCCAAAATTCATGCAACGAAAGTTACAACCGAATGTACGTAGGAACACACTAGGTACTCCTACAAACTTGCCTTCGCCTTGTACTGAATAAAATGCTTCTGAATATCTTAGTTTCATTTAAAGTTCCCTTCATGCGGCGCATTAATCCATAGATTGCTCACAAAGCATTTACGCTCACCTTTTGTTACAGGAGTCACGTTGTGATCATAACAGCTATTAAAAACTACAAGTCGGTATGGCCATGCATTGATTTCTTCTAGCTCACCTTCAGGTA